TCAATCATGGTCTGAAAGTGCTCATAGAGCGTTTCGTATTCCTCCGGCGGCAGCAGTTCCAGCTTCGCATCGATGCTCGGCTTTGCGATCGGGGTGCCTTTCCCCTCGGCCAGCCATGCATGCGAAATATTAAATTCCTTGGCGATCGTTATCAGGTGATCGCGTTTCATCCCGACGCCGATTTCCCAATTTCCTACGGCGCCTCGGGTCACCCCAAGGCGTTCAGCGAAATCAGATTGTCGGTGATATCCGAGAATTTCTTTCCTGAGAAATCTGATGCGTTTGCCAAGCTGGATAAGCTCTGCATGCTTCTCAGCCTCCCTTTTTTTTCCCGCCGCTAGTTCAGCGCGGCTCCCTACTTTCCTTTTCGCACTCGTCACAGGTGCATTTCCCCCACCTAGGTTCAACCATGCCACACGCCAGCTTAACTTGTCACCGTGAAATTCTCAAAATCTCTTGATCCCGCGTGAAAATATTGCTTACATTTATAAATGAACGCGAGCAAACAAAACTTATCGACTGATCCTCGGGCCATTGCATGCGAGGCCGCCAAGACTCGCGCAGGCGGGGCAAAGTTCCTCGCCCAAAGGCTGGGCGTTTCCCGCCAGCTGGTCCACGCCTGGAAGATCATCCCGGCAAAGCACGTGCTGCGCGTCGAAAGGGAAACCGGCATTTCCTGTCACATTCTGCGCCCCGACGTATTCGGCCCGGCGCCAGTAAATAAGGAGGCGGCGGAATAGCCGCCTGATGTTCCGCCGACCATGCCCCGGCCGGCGGGAAAGGCCACCGCGCCCCCACTCTCCCGCCGTGGGGCTTTCCTTCCCTCCACGGCGCCCTCGCGACGCGGTGGCCGCCCCTAACCCAAGAGGAGGCCCCCAATGCCCGCCACCATCGGCGATAATTCCAAGGACCTTACACCAGCCGAGCAAAAGGCCCTCTACATGCACCACTTCGGCGCCATCCTGAAACAAACCGAGATATGCAAAGCCGAGAACGCCGAGCGCCTAAAGCTTCGCAAGCAGGCCAAGGCGAACGGCATCGTCCTCGCCGACATCGATTTCGGCCTCCGCTGCGCGCAGATCGAGGACCCTTCCATCATCGTCAATGAGCAGAAGCGGCGCGCCGAGATCGGCGGCTACTTCGCACTTCCGATCGGCGCTCAATCAGAATTCGACTTCGACCGCGAGCGGGCCGTCGATCGCGCATGGCGGGAGGGCGAAAGGGCTGGATATGAAGCCGTCAACGCCGACACCAACCCATATGACGAGAACTCGGCGCAGGGCCGGGCATGGGCGAAGGGCTGGAAAGAAGCGCAGGCGGAAATGGCCGCTAACCTACAGTCCGCCATGGAAAAGAAGCAGGCCAATCGCGCGCAGAAGGCCGCCGATCTGGCCGCCGCTGATGATGGCGAGAACGATCCCGAGGACGACCACGAGGCCGATCCGGCCGAAGCCGCCGAATAGGGGGGCCGCCGCCATGCAACCCGAGAAAGTAATCTGGAAAGAGGCCGACCGGGACAAGGTGGCCGAGATGCTCAAAAAGGGCTGGTCGGCCGCAAAGATCGGCCAAGCGATGGGCATTTCCCGAGGCGCGGCCATCGGCCGGATTTTCCGCAATGCCCGGTTAAGGGCGCTGATGAAGCGCCCGCCCAAAGCCGCAAGCCCGAGGAGGTGGCCGGTGAAGAAAGTCGCGCGCTCGACCATTAAAGCCAACCCGGCGCCGGTCCTCCAGTTGCCTCCTCCGCCCATGCGATTTGTGCCGCTGGCCGAATTGAAGCGCGGCGATTGCCATTGGCCGGTGAGTCCGCACGGCGCCGCCCCGGATCAGCACCTATTTTGCGGCGCCGGCACCCGCAAGGGCGAGAAATGGTGTCCTTATCACCAACTGATCGGCTATCAGCCTCGGGTGCCCCGCCATGGGTAAGCGATCCGACTTCCCCCGGCGCAAGGCGGACGATTACGCCACGCCCTTGAAGGGGGGCACGCCAGTGCTCCCGCATCTTCGCGCCGAGGGGATCGTGACCTTTGTCGAACCGTGCGCGGGCGCTGGAAATCTGGTCGCGCATCTATGCAGCTTTGGCTTCCTTTGCGCCTTTGCCCGCGATCTGCGCGACGGCTTCGACGCCCTGACCTGCGATCCAAACATATTTCAGGGCGCCGACGCGATCGTGACGAACCCGCCGTGGACGCGGGCTGTGCTCCATCCGATGATCGAGCGCTTTTCCGATATCCTGCCGACATGGCTCCTGTTTGATGCCGATTGGGCGCACACCAAGCAAGCGGCGCCCTACCTCGATTATTGCTCCCACATCGTCTCTGTCGGCCGGCTCAAGTGGATACCTGACACGAAGCACCAAGCCAAGGATTCCTGTGCGTGGCACCGCTTCGACCGCCGGCATTCTGGCGGCCCGCACTTCATCGGCCGGCCCTCAAATGAAATCGCAAAAAGTTACGTGGAGGCGGCGCAATGACTGCGGAACTCGCCCGATACGATGCCATGTGCCGGGCCATCGATGAGGCCTACCAAATCGATGAGGTCAAGGATATCCGGGACAAGGCGCTGGCGTTGGAGGTCTATTCCCGGCAAGCGAAAAACATCGAAGCGGAACGCCGCGCGTGTGAAATCCGGCTCCGGGCCGAGCGCAAGGCCGGCGAGCTGCGGCGCCAAGAGGAAAAAAGCAGGGGCGGGCGACCTGCAAAAAACCCTCCCGACCAAGCCGGGAAGGTTTCGACCAATGCGGAGCGCCGCGCCGAACTCGGGATTTCAAAAGATCAGGACGAGCGCTGGCAAAAGCTCGCTGCGGTTCCCAAAGAGGAATTCGAGGCGGCACTCGCCGAGCCGGGCGTGCCGACCGCGAACAGCATCATCGCGAAGATTGCTGAAAAGCGATCGAAGCCCATGGACAGCGCCGCCCTATGGCTTTGGGGCCGCATGAAGGACTTCGAACGGAACGGAATTCTGGCCGACGATCCCGACCGCGTTTGGGCGGAAATGGCGGATCACATGCGGGCAGATATGCGCCGGCTGGTACCGCGCGTCTGTGAATGGCTCAACCAATTGGAGGCGTCAAATGCCGAACAAGGGAACATCGGAGGCCGCGAGGCTGCGCGAAATTCTGTCCGCCGTGTATGAGCGGCGGAAAGATGAAGCCCGCGTGAGCCCGTCGTGGCTGGCGACCGAGGCAATGACCGAGCTTGACCCGGATCGGGAGGCGCCGCCTCTGGTCTATCTCGGTTGCCATTTGGAGCTACGCCAGATCGCGCGGGAATTCTGCCGAAAGCGCTTCGAGCCGGAAGATGATGGGGAGGCGCATGATCTTTTCCCCGCTCTACAGGCCCGCTATCCAACGGCGCGCTCATCCAAGGATGACACCGAATATGTGAAACTCGAATGTCTGAATCGCGACGACATTGCCTTTAACGTCAACCGGCTTCGGTCTGAGGCCGCGCACAAGCTGGCACACGCCGACGCTTTGGAAGAATACGGCGAGTTGCGGGCGGCCTGATAATGCTGATCCTCGGCCTCGACCAGTCCATAACACGCACCGGGTTCGCGCTCTACGAATACCCCGGTGACGAGCGAGACATGCGCTGCGGCTCGTTTTCGTGCAAGGACGCGGGCGATCCCGAGGAAAAATGCGAACTGTTCGCGCGCCAGTTCAAGCGGTTGGTCGGGCCGAAAGATCGCCGCCCCGATTTCATCGTGTGGGAGCGCGCCCGGCGGCGCATCTCGGCCTATCCCAAGAAGCCTAACCCCGATCTGCTCGGGCTCGGCGGCGACGATCCCGCCATCTGGACCGTCAACGCCGATCAGCTGCTCTTGCCGGAAATCCAAGGCATCATCCGGGGCGAGGCAATCAGCTACCGCATTCCGCATGAGTCGGTCCCGCCGGCCACATGGCGCGCCGCGATCTATGGCAAGGGCGGCGGCAAGCTGTCGCGCGCCGACGCCAAGGCGCAAGCGAGGACCTATTGCAAGGCGCTTCGGATCGCGGCCGGCAACGAGGACGAGGCCGAGGCCGCATGCATCGCCAGATGGGCCGCGACCTGCTCGCAAAAACTCCGCCTCCTATTTGCCGAGGCGGCAGCATGACGGCGGAACGGTGGATGCGCTTCTATCCGTCCGACTGGCTCGGAGACCCCGCCTTGCGCACATGCAGCTATGCCGCGCGCGGCCTCTGGGTGGACATGCTTTGCCTCATGGATGCCGCTAAGCCTCGCGGTCATCTCAAGCTAGGTCGCCAGAAGGTCGATGCACAGACGCTCGCCACGCTGACAAACGGCACGCCGAGGCGGGTCGAAAAGCTGCTGGCCGAACTGCAAAAAGCGGGCGTTTTTAGCGTCAATTCGAGGGGCACGATCTACTCCCGGAAAATGGTACGTGAAGAAAAGTGGAGCAAAAAGGGAAAAAAGATGTCGGCGGCTCGGTGGTCGAAAGGTGCTGAAAATAAAGCGGAATTCGGCACAAGCAATGCTCGCAGCATGACTCCAGAATCCAGAGTCCATAATAAGCAAGAATCTTGTAGCTCTAGACTCGGAGTCGCGCGCGCGAAGCGCCACCATCAGCCCGACCACGATCCCCCCGATTTCAGCAACGATCCAGTGAACCCAAGCGAGGCGCTTTTGCGCACTCGCATCGTCAAGCATTGAACCGAACGGAGGAAGCTATGGAGCTAAGTGAGTCGCGGCAGCGTTCAGGTTGCTGTCAACTGGGATTGCTAGAAGGTTTGTTATCCGGACAGCAGACGGGAGCGATTGAAGTGGCAAACGTCATGAAATTCCAATGTGCCCGATCACGGCGTCGCGAGCGACGCAGACCATACGCAAACACCTCACGAAACAGGGAAACTCCAATGAAAAGATCATCAGACAAGACCCACGCAGGTCTCGCGGCATCGCCGCAATTTCGGTCTTGCTGGCTGCGCACAATACTTGCTGGGACCGCGCTGGTCCTGGCGACGACTGCTCAGGGTCCGACCGCAAGCGCCGGCGCCGTCTACGGTTTCACGCAAGTCGTGTGCGCGCCTGAGGACAAAGTCTGTGAGTTGGGCCGTGAGGCAGAACACCAGAACTTCGTGGAAGGGTGCAGAGAGGCCGGTGGTACTTCGGAGGGTAATACGTGCGTAATTTAGGAGTTAGGCGACGCGGGTGCGCGGCGTTAAGATTGACCGGGCCATGCGCTTCAATGCGCATGG